AGGCCGGTGATCGCCGACATCAGCCGGTATCCCTGCCCGATCGCCGCCACTTGATCGTCGGCGACATCCGCCGCCGCCAGCGCGTCAACCAGATCGGTCAGACCTTGCGGGTCCAGCCCGATCGCGCCGCGCTCCGGCAGCAACCCACTGTCTCGCACCTGCACGATGATCTCTACGATCTCGGCAATATCCTGCGGCAGAAAATCCGCATCCGCATCGTCACCCAGCTCGGCTTCGCGGCAGATCACCAGACTGCCCTGCGCCTCGAAATCGCGCAGGCGGCTGACGATGTCCTTGCGGCGCTCGAGCATGTCGGGCCACGCCCATGCACGGAACCAGTACAGCCAGCGCGCGGTGTCCCGCTCGCGGCCAGCCACGCACAGTCCGTAAAGGTCATCGAGCCCGCCGCCGTCGATCCCGACCACCGCGACCTCGCAACGCTCGAGCAGCGATTCCAGCGTCAGCGAACTGTCGCCCGCCGCCTCCCAGTAATCCGCGCCGCGCCACCGGTCGCGCCGCAGCCGCAGCCCGATCTCGACGTTCAGATGCTTGGCGAGAAAGACCTGCACATCCTCGTCGGCATCGCCCGCCTGCGCCTTGCGCAGCTCGGCCTCCAGCCATTCCGCCGACACCGCCCGGCCTAGGCTGGGGTTGGTGACATGGAACATTCCCGGATCGAGATAGGCCTCGGCTTCCAGTAGGTCTTCCGGCCACTCGTACAGCACGCCCAGGCTCGAGGGATCGTCGATCTCCCCATCGCGCACGTCGCGCATATAGGCCAGCTTGGTCTTGAACACCCCCGCCGGCGGCTCGTCGCTATGCGTCGAGATGTACAGCACGAACGCTTCCGGCCTGGTCGATGTCCCGCCCGTCGCCTCGCGCAGCATGCTCGCGGCCTTCGGCTTCTTGCCGAACAGCCACAATTCCTCGACCAGCACCATGCCGGCCTTCTTGCCCGAGGCTGTATCGGCATCGGCCGCCACCACCTTAAGCTCGGCCTTGGTGACCCGGTGCCGTATCAGCCGCTGATGCTCGACCACATGCAGCAACGTCTTCAATTCCGGGTCCGCATTGACCATGCCCATGGCAGGGTCGAAACTGTTCTTCGCAACCTCCAGCGTCGGCGCCAGGATCAGCAGCTCGGCATGATGCCGCCAGTTCAGGATCAGCGCGGTCAGCATGATGCCCGCTGCGATCGTGGACTTCCCGTTCTTCTTGCTGATCAGCAGCATGAATTCGCGGATCAGCCGCTGGCCCGTGTCCGGATCCTCGGCTCCGAAGATAACCGCGACCAGGTCGAGGATGCGGCTGTCGCATATCTCGCCCAGCGTCGGGTAACTGCCGTTCGGCTTCTGCGGCAGGTCAGTAACCTGCAGCGCGCAGAAGACACCCAGCGCCTCATCCGCCTTTTCGGGGAACAGCGGCGCGCATGGCACCAGGCTGTCACCCGCAACAATCCGGTCCCGCCAGTCAGGGCAGGCCGTCGACCAGCTGGGGCGCATGGCCTCAGTTGATCATCGCATTGCGCGGCGGCTGGCGCGTGCCGAACAGCCCGCCCACACCCTGCGCCGCATCCTGCTGCTCTTCCTTCTTGCCCTTGGGCGCGGCCTTTTTCGGGGTCTTGGGCTTTGCCCCACCCATGCGCGCATCGATCGCACGCGCCCGCTCGGCATCGAGCATCTGGTCCAGGCGCTTGCACGCAGCCACGTTGCCCTTCTCGATCTCGTCGATCAGCCGGGCCATCATGCCCGACCGCACGATCAGCGCCGCCCGCTCGCGCTCCCTGCACTCGAAGGGAAAAACCTTTCGCAGCGTCTTGGCATCGCACCCGATGACCTTGGCTGCATCCGCAACCAGATAACCGCTGGCAAACAACACCATGATTTTATTGGACTTTTCTCGCGTCCATTGAAACGCCGGACGCCCCTGCCCACGCGGCGGGGCAGGCACCCAGCCAAACAGGCCCGGCGTGTCGTCCGAAATTCCATTCACGGGAAAAAAATCTCCAAATGAGAGGCATGGTGGTTTCAGCGACGCGAGACCCCCAGACTTTCGACCACCCCCCGGTCACCCGACTGCCCGAACGCGCGCCTGGCACGCTCCCGAGCCGTCTTGCGCTGGTGGCAGCTATGGCACAGCAGCTGCACGTTCCGTTCGTTCAGCTTGTCGCCGCCATCCTTGATCTCGACGATATGATCGCCGGTCACCCGATGACCCGATCCGCAGATGCAGCAGAACGCCCCGCGCTCGCGCTTGATGTCGCGAACCAGCGTTCGCCATTCGGGCGACTGGTAGAAAGGGTCCGCCACCTTGGGCAGAGCTTTCACCTTGGGCGGCGGAGCCTTCAACCGTGCCGGTATCTGCTTCAGCCTGCCCATCGCACCCCGATCCGCCTCACCCGAAACGCCAGCGGGCGGCAAGCACGAAAGCCGCCGCCCGCTGAAAGGTCAGGAGAGGATGTACCAAGCAGACCTGCGCAACCGCCGCCGGATGCGCACTTCCCCAGCACAACCCGATAGATACCCCAATCCTTGCCGAAACGAACACCATTTATTTGCTGCCCAAAATGAGAAGTGCTTGACACGTTGGGCAGGCCTGAAAGCTGGCCTTCACCCGTTCGCCGCCATCGCCACCTTCCTGATCGCCCGCTCATACCGCATGCGCAGCGCATCGCTGGTCACCGCCCGATCGCCGAACACCCGCCACACATCGGACCAGGCGAACCCGCCACCCTCGCTCTCGCGCTTGTGCCGCAGCACCAGGCCCACCAGCCTGCGGTGAGCCGCCGGCACCGCCAGCACCAGCGCCCGTTCGCCCGTCAGCCAGCGCTCGACATGCTCCACATCTGCCCGCGACAGGCCGCCACCGCGCGGCACCGCGTCGGCATCGCCATAATCGCCCAGCCACGTTGCCCGGATCACCTCGGGCATGCTCGATCGCGACGCAGCCGAAAGCCAGCCCCGTTCACGATCCGGCATCCGCGCCAGATACGCAAGAGCATCCATCAGCGCGCCCTCGACATCGTCGAACGTCAGCACATCGTCGATCACCATCGTCATCCCCAGCACCCCTTCAATCCCGCGACCATCGCCGCGATCGACACCACAACCAGCAAGCCGAACTCGAATTTCATTCCCTTGTCTTTACCCACCATATCTTCCCCCTTAAGACAGATCAGACAGTAGAACAGTTCACCAACCTACGCACATGCGGGCGCGCACACATGACTGGAACCCGCAAAAACTGTCTGACAATCCGCTAACTGTCTGACACCCGCCAAATGCGCGGCGTTCCAGAGTGTGACAGTTCCAGATGGTCAGACGGCTAACCGACCCTCGACCAGATCGATACCGGCCTTGACCACCCCGAACCGATCGCCAATCGCCGTGCCGCGCGATCAAAAACCAGACAGTTGGTCGAACTGTCTGAAACTGTCTGGCACAACATGTTGTGGCGAGCGCTCGGCACGGTCAGTCATCCCAACCCGGCATCGGCTCAATCGGCGCAGCCTGAGCCTCACCAGCAGCCGCAGCAGCACCAGCGCCCTTCGCCCCCTGCCACATCTCATCATCGCGCCGCAGACGGCATCCCCGGCGGTGCACGCGCCCGCCATGGCTTTTGAACTTGATCAGCTGCTTGTCGCCCAGCGCGCGCCCGAAAGCAGTACTGGTCATGATCCCGCGATCATCCACCCCGTTGTCGCTGCAAAAGGCCTTGTAGCTGTCGAACAGCACCTGCGCCGTCTCGACAGCCTTAAGGTCGCTTGTGTCCACATAATCGGCAAACCACTCACCAAAAGGGTTCGATGCCCGCCGGTAATCGTCGGTCGCCTCCTTGACGCTTGCCGGCGGCTTCAGCTCGCCCGCATTCAGCCAAGCCAGCACGCCATCGACCAGCCATCGCAGCACCCCGGCCTTCTCGGCCAGCAGGTCTTCCATGATGCGCTTGTTGATCGCCTCATCCTTGAACTGGTGCGGGAACATGATGACCGTGATGCGCCGCCAGATGCCGTCGTCGTCGCCGCTGACGCGCGGCTTGCGGTTGCACTGGAAGAACACCTTGCACCGCGGCATGAACGTGAACGGCGCGCCGTGCAGCTCGCGCGCCTGAATCGGCTCGCCGCCGGTGATGTCCTTGATCCGGCTTTCGTCCAGCATCCCGCCCACCTTGGGCTCTGCCGTCGTCACCATGCGGGTGTCGCCCGCCAGGCGCGCCAGATCGGGCGTGGCATCGGCGCCAGAACGCAAGGCCCCGGCCATGAAGGTCTGCACGTCGCTTTTCGTGGCATAGCCGCCCAGCGTCTCGCGCAGCACGTTCATGCAGGTCGATTTGCCGTCGCCGCCCTTGCCCTGCAGAATGAAGATCACCTGCTCGCGAATGCTGCCCGTCGCGCCATAGCCCGCACAGGTCTGGAAGAACTCTCGCACCGCTGGGTCGGGCAGCACCGTCTCCATATGCTTCGTCCAGGTCGGGCAGGCCGCGCGCGGATCCTTCTCTCCCAGCCATTCGGCCTCGGCGCAGCGGCTGATCATGTCGGCAGGGTCATGCGGGTCGCACCGCACCTGCCAGCCATCGCTGTTCTCGAAAAAGCGCAAGGTGCCGTTCAGCACGTTGATGGCCAGCGGGTCACGGTCGAAGTCATCGCGCGTCGCGAACATCAGGTTCTGCGCCTGCACCAGCATCGCTGCCGTCTTGTTCGCATTGCCGCTCATCACCGCATGCTTGAACAGAGCCGTGGCGCGCTCTTCCCAGCGCCCAACCTGGTCCTTCGCCACGCGCCCGGATTCGATCTCGTCCAGGATCGCCGCCGCCTCGGCACTGATATGCAGAGCGACCTCGTGCGCGGTCAGATGGGCAAGCCGCTTGCCATCCTCGCGGCTCCAGCGGCGGCCGTCATAGCCCTGCCAGTGGTCATCGACCCATAGCAGCTTGCCGCCCGCCAGATCG